CGAACAAGCGGTCTACGTTGATAAGAAAGTGCTAGATAGCTACTGGGTCAAGATAGTAGAGTTATCTGCTATTCCTGAAACCATCAACAGCGTTGATAGCACTGATTTGGTTAGGAAATGGTTGAACATGTAGATTGACAGTATCATGTCCGTTGACATACTCAACGCATTTCACCAAGTAATGCTCAGATTTATGGTCTGCTGACTTAGCAATGACAGAACCGATAGTAGGAACAGCAGGCAATGTCATTGATAGAGGTTCAACACGACCATTAATCATGATGTGACAAGTAATCATAGTTATCCTCCTTTCGTATGAGATAGCTAAATTATATCAAAAAAGATGGAGTAGGAGAATGAAAGAAGACATCAGAGTTCACATGCCTTACGAGGTATTTAAAAACCTGCTTGTTAGAGCAGGAAGAATAAAGCGTGAAGAAGGCAAGCAGATAACTTGGACAAATAATACCGCTCCGTTTACAAAAGAGCAACGGAGGGAAATAGATGAACTCTACGAACGGTTCGTAGAAGAAGGAGGACGAATGAAAGAAACAATAAAGGAATTTCTAAAATTCAGAAGTCGATTTACAAAACTAGAATGGCATGAAATTAACCAAGCCGTGGAAGTTTATTTAAACCAAAAAGTCGACCAGTTGAAACTGGACGACATAGACTTAGAAATCATTTCTAAAAGGCTAGAAAGGAAAAAACGATGAACGAACTAGGACTAATCATAGTAACAATCGTAAATGTAGTTTGTGCTGTCATAAATCTATTTTGCTTTATTAAAGACAGGATGGAATGATTTGTGTTTGAAAATGAAACGAATTCTCTTACTAGTCTTGACCTTGATTTTACATGGTAAACTATCCAAGTAATAAGAATAAGTAATACTACTATGAGGGAAAATAATTTCATCAACTTCGAAGGGATAGGAATGTAAATCATCTTTTCTCAAAATAAACTTTTGAAGTATTTGAAAAGGGAGGCTATCATATGGCTCGAAATGATTATCTTTTATTTCCTTTCCATCATCATCGAATAATTGAATGTTTTTGATTGTGTATGTGTTGTTACTTGGGTTAACAAGCTTAAAAGAATATTTGTAAGGTGCTTCATTTGACACTTCCATTGCATAGGCATCTGTTATCAATAATCGAGCTCTATTTATAAAAATTGAGTAAAACAGACCTGTGACACCCGTTATAGCACCAATCCATGCAGCAGAAATATTCAAAATATCAATCAAACTAAACATAAGAATTACCTCGTTTTTGATTTCATTATATCACAAACAGAAAGGAGTAGAGATGAGACCAATAGGATATCGGCTTAATGTTGAAGTTTCTGGTATTGAAGAATTCAAGGAAGCCTGTAAAGAAGTATCAAAAAAAGCCGAAGAATTGCAAGAAGCAATCGATCGACTTAGTCTTATTGAAGTTGAATTAAAAGCCAAGCATGTCAATGATTAGACTTTCTGTCTAAGGCAAAACAAAAAAGCACCTAACAGAAGTCAGGCGCTAATCAAAATAACTAACTGAATTATAACACGAAAGGAGCAAAAATGGAAGCAGTTGAAATTGTAAGAATTAAAGATGTGATTATTGAAAAAGTCTCTGCTAATGATGAAGAATTAGAACACATCTTTGGATGCTCAAAGCGACAAGCGGGAGACATGAGACGTGAGATGAAGAAGTTGCCTAGCCAACAGAAGCATCTTAGGAATGATGGCCAGCTCGTCACAATCAAAGGCTTTGACGAATATCTGCAATATCGTGGAACTCAAACCTGGAAGAAAGAAATGGTAAAAAGCAAGAAAATGAGGTCAGTCGGATGAACTTTTTAACAAAAATAAAAAACTGGTTGGAAAAAGAGAAAAAATTAAAGATTTAGAGGAGAGAGAACAATGAACGAACCGTCAATAGTTAGCCAGCTTTTAGGAAATGGCGCAGTGATTTTAGGGTTTATCAGCGCAGGTATTTTAGCTCATCAGTTAGAAAAGCAAAAAGAGGAAGAAAGGCGATTGCAAGAAGAGTATGACACACAAGTGGTTAGAGCTTGTAATGAAATGCTTGAAATGGGGCGTGAGATTGAACGTCAGAAAATCCGTGAGAATATCCGTCGTCCATTCCCTGGATTTACCTATGATAATGAAAAGCCAGAGGGATTAGAACCCGAACGGTTGGCCTTGCCAGAACCACGGAGTGTACGATATGCAAATCGTATGGGATAGACAAGCGTGGGATTTATCCACTTGCAAGCGTAGAGAGAAAATGCGCGACCTAGAAATGATGGCGCATATGCAACATGAAATAGATGATCTCAAGAAGCAATTGCAAAAGGAACAATCTTTAAGAAAGAGATTAGAAGCAGAGAATTTTCAATTAAAATTACGGAGGAAATGATGTACTTATGGAAGTGTACGTGCGCAGATTGTGGACGTGAGTTTGATTGGTACGATGACTATCCACCTCTCGAATGTGTGAAATGTGAAAGTGTGGAAATCAAAAATGAATTTAAAGGAAGGGCGTATGATTGATGGATTTACATCATAGAGGGAAGTCATTTCTCAGAGCAGAAGTGACTGAGGAACAGAAAGAATTTGTAAAATTACTGGCTGATATCAAAGGAATTCCAACTCAAGAATTTCTTGGACAAGTTGTTGAAAATTTTGTAAACAACAATAGACAACTAATTGATAAATATCAAAACGATTTGAAAGCATTGATTGAAGATGCAAGTTCAAACGTGAATATGAATGTGTAAGGAGAGGACGAATGACTCAAGCGGAACGAATTAGGGAATATTACAAAGACCACCCTACTGCCTCATGTGATGAAGTGGCTGAGGTTGTCGGTACAACAAATAGTAATGTGAGGGCGAATTTGGCCAAAGACATCAAGGCAGGCAGATGCGTTCGCTTGGAAGATAAGTCATACGACTACTCGCCTTACTATAACCACACACAAGCGCTCACTGAGTTGGTTGATTGGAAGAATGATACTAGACGTGAGTGGGTGGATATGCTGACAAGAGCAGCAGAGAAAGAAACGGATAACAACGTTATGCGTTTGCTAATCAAAGAAGCAAATAAACTAATGAAAGAGGTGACGAAGTAGATGGTTCGAAATAAATTGACAGATTTAACCAATACTCTTTTCGCTCAACTAGAAACATTGGATGATAGGGATCTTACAGCAGATGAATTAAAAGTGGAATTGCAGAGATCGAAACAAATGGTCGCTATCTCAGGTCAAATCTTACAAGCAGGTCAATTGGCCTTGGATGCCGAGAAGTTCAAAGACAAGGTAGGTGAAGTCAATGCCCCGATCGCTTTGCTGGAAGGATGAGTACACGGAGTACATGCATGAAATTTGCCCTGGTCGATTAACTCCCGAAGTAACCAGGTTACTAAATGAGAAATTTGGGACAAACTATACCAAGGCTCAAATAGGCGGCGTACGCGAACGCCTTGGATTACCGGTTGGAAAAATCTATCAAGGTCGATTGCTGACGAGGGAGCAACATGATTATCTTGTGTCAATTCAAAAAAATAAGATTTCTCGTGATGTCGCAAATGAAATGAACCGAAAATTTGGATTATCACTAACAGAGAAACAGATTAGGAATTATCGGAGAAGGAATAATCTACATAGTGGGTTGACAGGGAGGTTTGAGAAAGGTCAGACTCCTCACAATAAGGGGAAGAAATACCCAAATATGCCAAAAAACAGCGGGCAGTTCAAAAAAGGTAATCGACCTCCGAATTATGTACCTGTCGGAACTATCAACTACACAACAGACGGTTATCCAAAAGAAAAGATTGGAGAACCTAATCAATGGGTTTTGAAACATCGTAAAGTCTGGGAGGACCATCACGGGCCGATACCAAAAGGATACTCAATTGTTTTCCTGGACGGTGATAAAACAAACTATGATATTTCAAACCTGGCATGTTTATCTAAAAACGAAATTGCTAGAATGAATCAAAATCATCTATTCACGTCCAGCGCTGATTTAACTAAATCAGGTATTGGACTAACAAAACTTACAAACAAAATTAGAGAGGTAGAAAAAGATGGCTAGTTTATACGAACTGACAGGTCAGTTCCTGACAATTTATCAAATGGATATTGATGACGAAACAAAAGCAGATACGCTTGAGGCCATTGATTGGCAAGAACAATTCGAACAGAAAGCGGAAGGGTATGCCCATGTTATCAAGAATTTAGAAGCCGACGTGGCCATGTACAAGGCTGAGGAAGAGAGCTTCAAAGCGAAGAAACAGGCAGCACAGAAAAAGCTGGATTATGTCAAGGACAACATTATGACAGCTATGAATGTCACAGGTCAAACCGAAGTTAAGAGTGGTGCCCTGATTATAAAAATTGCTAAGAATCCAGAATCAGTCAAGGTCAACGAAGATGACCTTCCGAAAAAATATTTTACAAAAAAGTGACGCTTGCGCCAGACAAAAAAACACTCAAAGAGTTGCTTAAATCTGGCAAGAAAATCAAAGGTGCGGAACTTATCCGGACAGAAAAGTTGGTGATTAAGTAATGGAATTGATGAATAAAACACGAGTAACGGATTCACTAGCAGTTGTGATTGGACCAGAATCAATTGAAGTGCTTGTTACAGAAGGATTTCTATTCGATGTTGCGATTCGTTTTGTGAAAGTAGACGAAACAAATCTTGATCAAGGAAATGAAAAGCCAGTATTCACTCCGGAATACAAGCTGGTCACAGTTGCTAAATACAAGGAAAAACCTATTTTTGAATCGGAGGAAGATATTCGAAGATTCGAAAAACAAGCAAAAGAAGTTAAATCGCTATTTGCCTTTGCAAAGGTAAATAAACAAAATTGGTTTAACACAGCATTGTATCCAGGCGTACTAACGGAGAAAGTTGGTGTTTAATGAAAATTTTAGCAATCGATCCCTCGAGTAACAAAATTGAAACCAGTACAACAGGAATTGTACTCTTGGATAATGCAAAGCTGGTTGACTATTGGGTGGTACCTTATGGTATGAGGGGGTTCGCTGATTGGTTCCATGAAATCGGAGAGAGTCTTGAATTTGATGTAGTCGTTGTTGAGGAATACAAAGTTAGAGATAATGACAAGTCCAAAGATAATAGCGTGCTTGAGACCATAGCTTATATTCAGCTTTGTTATCCGAATTTAATCTTGCAGAATAATGCAGGGTATAAGTCGGATATTCCAAACGATCTTTTGAAAATATTAGACCTTTGGAAATTTGAAAAAAGTCATCATCAAGATGTACGTGCAGCCGCCCGACTCGGGTTATTCTGGGCTATGCGAAATGATGTAGAGGAGGTGGTTCAAGATATTGGGAAAATTGCAACTGAGAAAATGGCAAGCTGAGGCGGTTAAGCGTAGCGAAATGCTGACGAATGGAATCTTTCTTGAGGCTTTAGGAGGCAGAGGCAAAACAATCTGCGCCCTAGCTATCTCAAAACATAAAAAAGCTAAAAAAATCATCATCACAAACAATCGACTAGCAATTCTGAATGGTTGGATAGATGCAGTCAAGTTTATGAACTTTGATAAAGATGTTGAGATTATCATCCAAACAGACAGGTATCTTCAAAATCAGGTCAAAAAGGGGCATAAATTAGCCTGTGATGTGCTGATAATAGATGAGTGGCAGAATATGTCGAGCGATAAGCAAGTGGCCTTATATCGCAAAATAAAGCGAAAATACACGATAGGTCTTTCAGCGACGCCAATCCGGAAAAAAGGACAAAATTTCTATCCGCTTGAAAAAACGGTATTTGGTTGGGCAACCCCAAATAATAAATTTGACTGGCAAAAGACTCATGGGAAAATGGTCTATGATCCATTCAGCTACTCAAAAGAGAAGTGGGAAGATTTCAGGAATTATGAAAGTTATATCTCAAACTTGCCGAACTTCTTCCGCTGGGAAGACATTGAAAAGATTGAGAATGCCACTGAAAATAACGGTTTTGAAACCAAGTTCTATCCAGTCACAGTTAAAGCTGGAAACCCTGAGAAATTAGCTGAGTTTAGGCAGCTTAACCTGGTCACTGTTGGAGACAAGACGGCTATGGCCAAACAGTCCTTTGGTCGCAAGACCTTTGAACAGTACCTAAATCAAACTGGTGTAACCGTTGATTTTCCAAAGTTGAAACCAGTTAACGCTGATACCCCTCTCATGCTAAAGCTAGACCGTTTGATTGAGAGAGCACCTCATGACATGCTGATTGTCAGCAAGTCTAAGCAGATTGTCAACGTCATTCGCGAGCGCCACCCTGAAATTGGAATCTGGACGGGCGATATCCAAGAAGGACTTGATAAGAAAATCGTGGTTGCTACCAGTCAAGTTCTTGGAGTGGGGGTTGATGGTCTGCAGCATAAATATCAAACGGTTGTCGTGCTGGATCCGGTGGATAAGTCTTCTGGTGAATATGACGACTATCGTCAATTGTTGTGGCGCGTGACTGGTTCACGGCAGCAGCATGATGTGAATATTATCGAATTTTATTATAAAGAAAGTAAAAAAAGAGGAAAACAAAATGAACAAAAAAACTGAAATGATTGTATTTCGCAGCCGTAAAACCGGAAAATTTCTTGAATCTTACAAAGATCGTGGGAGTCTAGCCTTTCAAGCAAAATATTGCTGCATCACTCACTGTTTAAAAATCCCCCGTGAAAAATATGAGGGAAGCAAAAAGACTTACAAGGCTCTCGCTACAGCTTTTGACTGTGAGATTGTCGCCTTAGAAATTGAATACAAGATGAGCTATCCGAACGGATCAGAAGTTGAACCTATCAAGCATAATCTTCCATCCATTGAAGATTTAATCGAAGATATTTTGGGAGGATTATAATTATGGCATTTACACTTCCAGCAAATAAACCACAAGTTCCTAAAGATACCCCACGAAATTTTTTCATCTACGGTGAAACCATGAGCGGAAAGTCTTATCTTGCAAATGAATTCCCAAATCCAATCGTTTTGAACACAGACGGGAATGCAGAAGCTAACACTGTTCCAAGCATTCAGCTGATCAATGAAAAAGATGACAAGGGACGAATTACCAATTCAGTAATTAAGCAGCTTGGAGAAATCTTGCTTGCTCTCCAGACGCAAAAACATTCTTATGAAACAGTGGTCATTGACGTTATTGATGATGTCATTGAAATGATTAAGATCGCTGTCTGTGATGAATTGACTCCACCAGGTAAACCACGTTTGAAATCTTTGTCAGAAATTCCATACGGTAAAGGTTACGACTTTTTCAATCAAGCTATCACAGAATTAGTCATTGACCTCAAAGCCTTACCAATGAATGTTATTTACATCAGCCGTCAGGTATCTGAATATGATGATAATGGCAATGCCACCAAAGACAAACCAAGCTTGAAAGATAAGTATGTCAATCTTATCAATGGAAACTCTGATTTGATGATCCACACTGAAAAACTCGGCAACAACTACAACCGTGAGGTTGACCGCAAGCGTAAGACCTACTATGTGAACCATGTTGATGACAAGGCTATTTTGAAAATCTTAGCAACTATCCGTGGGGCTGTTGAACCTGCAAAAGGTAAGCTAGCGCAAAAGAAAGAAGCAGCTAAGACAACTAAACCAGCAAAAACCGAAAAGACAAAGGAGGCGCCTAAGAAAGAAGTTGCCTCTGATGATGAACTATTTTAAGAAATAAAGGAGAATACACATGAGCTTACTAGATATCGCAAAATCAATCAAAAAAGAGGGCTTTGACCCACGCAAAGACAGCGCCAACGGTCCTGCACCAATCCCAGCTGGTACTTATCCAGTAGTCCTGAAGAAAGCAACCTTCAACGTATCGGACAAAGGCTGGGAAAGCCTTGGTTATCAATTTGAAATCCGTGGCGGTGATTACAGTGGACGTTCTGAATTTGCAACATTTGGCACACTGACTGAATGGAACGGTAAGAACCTTAACTGGGCAGTTGAACGCACCATGAAATTCTTTATCAAAGCCTTGGTCCTTGCTGGCGACAGTATGCAAGGAAATGAAGAAGACGGTAAAGCCTTGGAAGAGGCTCTACAACGTAAGGCAGTTGGCTCTTACTACAACCTTGTTATCTCTGTGAATAAGGGGAAAGATGGCCGTGAGTTCCGAAACTATGACCTTGAAGAAGAAGAAGCACAACCGCTGACTGAAGCTGATATTGATGAAGATGACCTCCCTTTCTAAAAAATAGCAAGTTTTGGGTCATTGATGAAACTGATGAAAGATTAGGACCATTCAATACATTTGAAGAGGCTTATCAATCGTTGTTATTTTATTTAAAAATGACTGAAGATGAATATCAATCAAATTATATGGCCCAAGAACTTGTTTATATTTACAAAGAGGAGAAGTAATCATGCCATCGATGAAAGAATACGCATTACAGTATCAAAAGTTAGGGTTCTCAGTCATTCCAATCAATCCTAAAAACAAGATGCCTTTGATTGATTTTGCTGATAAGCCAGCCATGACTCCATCTGAGATTGAAAACTTTTGGGATGGCTACCCTAATGCCAATATCGCTTTAAAAACAACCAACTTCTTTGTCATCGATATTGACAAACACGGCAAGTCAAACGGCTTTGAATCCTTGAAAAAATGGAAAAATCTGGGATTGATTGAACCGACACTGCAAGCTAAGACGGCAAGCGGTGGGAAACACCTCTTTTACTTCAAGAGAGAGGATGCCCCTATCACTCAAATGATTAATTTCTTACCAGGTGTTGACATCAAAGCTCATGAAAACAATTATGTCCTTGTTGCTCCGTCAGCAACAGAAAAAGGGCAGTATGAGTGGGATCTGGAAAAGTCTAAGGAGGGTGGTACTATGGTTACTCCTTCAAAAGAATTAATCCAGGCTATAAAAAAACAGTATGGCGAAACTCATGGCTATAAGTATGATGGTAAGGATGGTCTTAGGGACTTAGCTAGACGGTCTTACACACGAGATCGTACACAAACAACCGACCTTTTTGAAACTATCGCAGTTGGTTTTGGTGATGAAGGTGGACGGAATGATAAATTGGCAAAATTCGTAGGTGGTCTATTATATCGAGCGGTAGATGATGAAGTAGTCGTTCAACTTGCAAGATTAGCAAATGTAAATAGTCCAAACCCTTTGCCTGAAAAGGAAATGATGCGTACTGTTGAAAGTATGATTAAAAAAGATAGGAGGTGAGAGGAATCGGTGATGTAGTAAGTATAAATTCACAAGATAAAATGATTACAAATGCAAAAGGTGATATCAAAGCAAACAGCCCGATGAATGTACTTGTGGCGTTTAAAGCTGATGATCAACTAAGCATTTATTTAAAACACAATGATTTCTCTCAGGAACATGAACTCCTTAAAGACATCAAGATCGGAAACACTCTTTTTAAAAAAGGTGAGCTCCCTTCTAACTTTGATTCAGTCGTAAAAGTTTACTTTGAAAGTGTATTAGGTGTTGCTTTCTCGAATCAAGCGATGCTGGATGGCATGGAGACTTTCTTTTCAGAAAGATCATACAATCCAGTTATTGAGTATATGGAGAGAGCAGCTGAAAAGTGGGACGGCAGAAACCGGATTGACCGCATGCTTCAAGTATATCTCGGTGCTGAAGATATCCCTTTAATTTCTAAAATCGCTCAAATGTGGCTAGTTGGTGCAGTTGCTAAAGTTTATGATCCATACGTTAAGTTTGACTATGTTCTTGATCTGGTCGGTGGTCAGGGTGTTGGGAAAACCTCACTCCTCCAAAAGTTAGGTGGAGCATGGTACACAGATTCAGTCACGGATTTTGCTAACAAAGACAATTACGATATCATGCTGAAATCCTTGATTGTTAATGATGATGAAATGGTTGCTAGTAATCGAATGAGTTTCGCTGAAACAAAAGCCTTTGTCTCAAAAACTAGCCTACGCTACCGTAAACCTTATATGAAACGGACCGAGGAATTCGCCAAAAATTTCATTTTGGCCAGGACTACTAATCAAAAAGAATATCTAAAAGACAAGACGGGTGAACGTCGTTTTCTACCAGTTATGGCAGATAGTAAACGGCAAAAAAAACATCCAATGGAAATCGAGCCGGAGACAATTGAACAAATCTGGGGCGAGGCTGTCACAATTTATCGTGCTGGTGCTGATTTGATGTTTGATGAAAATACAGAGGATGAACTGAATATCTACCGTGAACAGTTCATGTATCGTGATGAAGTTGAATTACAAGTACTTGAATATCTTGATATGCCCGTCCCTGAAAATTGGCAAAACTGGTCTATTCAGCAACAACATCAATACACAAGTAAATATTTCGATAATAGTAGCGACTTTGATCCTGGAAGTAAAAAACTAGATAAGGTCTCAACTCGTGAAATGATGTACAACTTATTTATGAGAAATTCGAATGACAGGAAGTTGTCAACGAAGATTAACATGATTATGGATAATCATCCTGATTGGAAAAAAAGTGTTTTCCGGGCAGGAGGTAAAAGTACAAAAGGGTTCGTAAGAGTGAAAGATTCGGAAAAATCTAATCGGTAGCAATTAAAAATTTATCGGTAGTCATCGGTAGCAGTTGAGGGGTAGATCGGTAGCATTCTACCGATAAAACTAGACATCGGTAGCACATCGGTAGCAGTCTAACCCCTTGATATTACTGACTTTTATTTAATATTTATATATAATGCTACTCTTCTACCTATATTTTTAAAAAAAGTATATAAAATAATAGTAATAATAGAGAAAGCCCATAAAATAGGGATTCTTGAAAAAAAACTTTTTACTTTTTAGAATTTATCGGTAGCACGGTAGCAGTTAAGAAAAAGAGGTAAAAATGTCATACACAGTAACATTATTTTTTGACAACATGGTAGACGAAACTCACTTCTTTAAGAAAGAGGGTGATGCTGCCAAATGCAAGGCTCAGCTCGAGAGCAAGTATCGAGGTGATCGAATGTATAAAGTAAAGATGGAGGAGATGGAGTAATGAGTTATGATTTGGAAATCTTAGCGAAAATAGAGAGTGGAGATTATATTTGTATTGCTGAACCTAAATACAGTTCTCCGACATACAATCTCGGGAAGATGTTTAGAATTGCTATGGATTGGGATTTTGACCAAGGCACAATTTACAATGTTGCTGATATTGTAAATAACATCCAACGCGGTATATCTGAACTAGAACAGTACCCTGAAAAGTATGTGCAGTATGAACCTGAAAATAGATGGGGAACAGTTAGCGATGCATTGGAGGTTTTAAAGTCGCTGAAAGAGTGTATTTTAGAACAAGATATTGACACGAAATATTTATATATGAGGTGGTAAAATGAAACGATTTATCGCAATCTGGATTCTTCTATCTGCTGGATTAAACATCTGGCAGATGGACAGGATTCGAGATTTAGAAGAAAAGCGCCCGATGGTTATCTATAAGGCGGATAACGCAGGCGCGGAGATATTTGGTAAAGTCGTCGAAAAAGGACGGCATGGCAAGCTGTATACCATTACTATCAGAGATTACGGGGTGTTTGTGGTTACGAAGGACGTGTATGAAAAAGTGAAAGTTGGAGACGAGGTGTTACTATGACAGAAACTATTAAACTACCAGACTATTATGGGCCTGATTGGAAAAATGCAAGGTACGGGTCGTTGGAAGAGCTTAAAGAATTGTTACTCTTTAAGCGTATTGTGAAATGGGATAAGGACTTTTTGCTGCTTGAAGACGGCACAAAGGTCACTATTGAAATGTCTGAAAGTGATTGCTGTGCCTCAGCAGGTGGGGAGTTCCAAGATGTATCACTTGACGCTGTGATTACTAATATTAAAATTGGAGAACCGGAAGAAATCCCCGACCATTGGGGAACTGGTTATAAAAACAAAGTAACTATCTTCCATAATCAGAACCCTGTAGCTATTGCCAATTGTGAAGCAGAGCATAACGGCTATTATTACAGCGTAGGCTCTTTAGTGATTGGTGATATTCATTTTCCAGTTGTTAATGCTTAGGAGGATTTGCGATGATACCAAGATATAGAACGTGGATAAAAACAGAAAAACGTATGATTAAAACAGATGACCTTCTTGCTATTGACTATGAGAATGAAGTGGTCATGACACAACAAGTTTATTTTGAGAATGGTTTACCAGACGATAGAGATATCTATTGTTATGATTTTGACGAAATCGAACTCATGCGCTCAACAGGATTGCAAGACAAGAACGGCAGGGAAATCTTTGAGGGGGATATTTTGGCATGCAAAACTGATGATGAAGTGATAAATTTGAATATATTTTGGGATGAAGAGCATGCTTTATTTATGTTCGAGTCGAAAAAATATAACGAACAGGAACCTTTAGCTGAATTGGTTGAAGATAACACATATCCGTTTGGAATCATCGGCAACATCTACGAAAACAGAGAGCTTTTGGAGGATAAGAAATGAGACCGAAAAGATACCCTTGATAAATAAAAAAAGCTAAGACACTCTCTGCCTCAGCTAAATTCCTATTAAGATTATTATATCACAAAGGAGATAGAGAGTGAACAAGGCTAAAGAGCTATTGAAAGAATTACAAGACCTTGACATGGACATCCAAAGCCGTATAGATGAAATCAATGAGCTTGAGGCAGGTTTGCTCTCAAGTCCTAAGTGGTCAGGTGTCAAAGTCCAAGGTGGACAGACTAGAAAAGTTGATGATATCTATACTCAGTTGGTAGTGATGAAAGAGGCTATAGAGCAGGATACTAAAGAGGTTATTAACAGAAAACTTGAATTAGGTAGAATGATCAACAGGCTTAAAAATCCCAAGCACAGGGCGGTATTAAGAATGACTTACATCAACAAAGGCACCGCTGATAGCGTTTGTTATGATTTGAAGATGAGTCGTACAACCTATTACAGGTTAAAAAATGAGGCGGTCTTAGCTTTGGAAGAAGTCATCTAACCTCATAGTGATCGTATGGGACTTTTTGGAACAGCACGGTTCTAAAAATCTGTTAGAATGGTAGTGTCAAGAATTGAAAAGAGAGGTCTCAGAATTTGGTAGATGGTTACCTGAAATCAGGGTGTCGTAAAGGCATTGAGGGTTCGAGTCCCTCCCTCTATTTCGTTCATTGACGTCTCCTTTATACTTTATTATATTTTTCCGAGGCTTCGGTCTCGTTTTGGCGGTGACAGGCAAGTGGTTTCTCTCCTATGTTTCCCTTGGTTCGATTCCGGGCATCGCCGTTAAAGACTACAAAAAAATAAAAAAAGGAAAACTTTCAAATTGATTACTAATTAACACGCAAGTCTGTAGTCTACTTGCAGAAAGGTCGCACATCGTGTGGCTTTTTTTGATTATTTGAAAAGGGGGTGATGGAAAATGAACAATAAACAGAAACACTTCGCTGATGAGTACATCATCAGTAGAAACGCAACACAATCTGCAATAAGAGCAGGGTATTCTGAAAAAACAGCGAGGTCTATAGGACAAAGATTGTTGACAAAAGTTGACATTTCTGAATACATTAAAAAACGTACTGAAGAACTTTTTGACGAACGTTCGATGTCAATCGCAGAAGCCTTGGCAATCTCTGCTAGT